GTGCTTGTTTACCTATAGCAACATTTTTAGTAGTATCAGTATGACCTAATCGTTGTCCAGCTTCTCTTCCGATATAAACACCAGCATCTATTTCACCAGCAGATGCACAAGCATTTTGCCCAATAACGACATTACCCTCAGCCCCCACCATAGTCCCACCAGCATCGTAACCAATCATCACATTTGCACTACCAGTTAATGCACCGCCAGCCGTATAACCCATCAGAGTATTCTTTGAACCACCTTGAAGAGCATCCCCAGCCAAATACCCCACAGCCGTATTCCCAGCACCCGATGTGAGGGCTAAGAGTGCATCCCTACCTACTGCGACTGAGCCAGATGCAGTATCGGTCAAGACTCCGCTTAATGCTGAATGACCTATCGCTGTGCAACTATGCAAAGCAACATTACCAACACCATCCAAAGTAAAGTTTCCAAGTGATACATTTTCATCTGCTGTTGCAGCGTATAATGCTAATTGACTTTTATAACCAATCGCAATATTGTTACCTCCTGTCGTTTGGGCTTTCATTGATTCAAAACCCACAGCCAAATTCTGTTCACCAGATGTGAGGGCGGCAAGGGCAGATTTTCCTATTGCTACTGTACCAGAAGCTTTATCTATTCCATTTGTACTATCTAATGCACCAGATAAAGCACCGCTACCAATAGCAACACAGTCATTTACAGCTTCTGTTCCAATAGCACCACCCATCGCATTATGACCAATTGCAACATTATCATCTACTTCAGTTGAACCAGCATCCAAAGCTCCATAACCTAAAATCACATTACGTTCTCCCGATGTTATAATCAGCCCAGCGTTGTTACCTATAGCAGTATTCGCTTGACCTGAAGTGAGGGCTGTGAGGGCTTTGTTACCTATCGCTACTACACCTGTTTGACTATTAGCTGTTGCTGTCATCTTAGCCGCTTGATAACCAATAGCAACATTACCATTCAAATAATATGCAGAAGCTCCTCCAGAATAAGCATTTAGAGCTTCTGTGCCGATAGCAATATTATTCTGGTATCGGTCATCAGTTGTTTCAGTCCCTGCATATGCATTCCCCATCGCATCTACACCAATCGCAATATTGTCATGTTCAGGTGACTCTTCGCTACCTATACGATTCATAGCATCATAGCCAATAGCAATATTGTTAGAACCCTCAGTCAGGTCACCAAGAGCATCGTAGCCGATTGCCAGATTCTTTGCACCCGATGTGAGGGCGGTGAGAGCCGCAAATCCGATTGCGATTTGACCAGTAGATGGATTTGTTCCAGTGCTATTGAATGCATTTACTCCTATTGCGATATTACCAGTAAAAACTGATGACCCTAACGCACCTCCTATAAGTGCGTTTGCACCTATTGCTACATTACTATTTGCTTCATAACCAACTTCATCAACTCCTGACATTGCTGAAGAACCGATAGCGGTATTATAAGACTCTGTTCCATCTGCCGCATCCATTGCTAAATCACCAATTATAACATTCTCATTACATCCGCTGGTCAATAATTTTCCAGCATCAAAACCAAATATTGTATTGTCAGCACCACTATCATTATTAGATAGCGAGATTCGGGAATTGCCATCGACAATCATTCTTGCGGCTCCACCAGTAATAAGAGCAACAGTAGAATTTACTCCACCTACTCCTGTCGTTGCAGCCGCTTGGTCTGGAAGAAAAACAGGAACAGTTGCCGAAGTGGATGCCCGTGCAATACCAAACATTCCAGAAGTTCCACTTTTAAAAACAGTATCTGTAATTATATATCTCTGATTACCTCCAATAGCTATCCTTAAATCGTCATCAGATGCTTCCCAAAAACCAGTATCTCCATCACCAAATGCTAATGAGGGTACTGATGCAGAACCTAATGTGGTTCCAACAATTACTTGACCAACAACTGTTTCATCAAATGTATTTGTTGCACTACCACTTACAGTTAAATCACCTGAAATGGTCAGGTCGCCAGTTATTGTACCGCCTGAAGATATTGAATCAGCGGTTGTTGTTATAAAAGCCATTATAACCTCCTAAGCTAGGATAACTCTGACTGTTGCATCAGAACTACCCTTTCTTTCCATTATTAAATATACTGCATTACCTAATCCTTTAGGTACTTTTAATGTATAAATCGTATTGCCACCCATTAAATACAAATCATTAGCAGTAGATACATCTGAATCTGTTCCTGTAGTATTGAATGTAAAGTAAAAATCATTATCCGACATTAAATGTACTTGATGATAACTACTAACATTAACAGCTTCTCCATCTGCATCTACAGTTACTGCAGATTGGACTTGCCAATCACCAGCGGATTCTATATTTAAAGATTCGTGAGCTCTGAATTTTTGAGTATTTGCCATTATGTTCTCCTATTAAATTGACTCAGCTTACGGGGCGAGAATGCTCCCTATCTGAGTATGTTACATTAAACTAACTGATTTTAGTACCCTACTACCACCAGTTTTATCACGCTTTCTCATTCCATATCTTCTTATGGAATTATCAAATTTTAATTGATGAACATTTGATAACTGCATTGCCGCAGCTGTTATATTAGGGTCTAAAGCACTTCCAGCCTTATCCATATATAAGCACTTCTTTACATAGTCAACTACCGCTAAATGCATTGTATTATCTAAATCTAATTCATCATTAATGGATACTACACTATTTGGTTCACCATAATAATGAAGCAATAATCCATCAGTTACAGATTCTGATATAGCCTTCCATTGTTTTCTAGCTGTAGTCCTAGTATTACCACTACTATCAACATTAGTAATAAGACATAACTTATCACCATCTATGAACCATTCAGCTCTATCATCTGGATATGTAATATTACTTGCCATTATCTATCATCCGGTGTTGTTAATGCTGATTCACTTGAGTCAGCATCCATTAATAAAATATTTTTGTCTATCAATCTTGGAATCTGGATATAATCACCATCTGAATCCATCAAATCTACTCTATAAACCTTATTAGCTTCAAGCTTATTTCCGCTTGAATCTTCAGCATCATCTCCTATTTTATACCACATCTGGTCTGCAACTGTACTCATCTTAGCCTGTACCGGCTTTGTGCTGTGCATTCCAACTTCTACTAAAGCATCATTAATAAGATTCAAAATATAATTCTCAGGAGCACCGGGGAATACTTGGTGAACACGGCTTACGAGTTGTTTTACTGATATTTTATGAACAGCCATTATTTTCTATATCCACTTAAAAGTTTTTGAATACCACCCTCATAATCGGTTTTTAAGCCAGTTATAACCGGAGCAGATATTTCAACATCTTCATCAGAAGATAACATATATTCAGCCGCTTTTATAGCAGCTCCAAGAACTACAAGATATTCAGCCTCATCTGGAAATACTGATATTGCCGAATCACCATAGGCTACTGCAGGATATTGAACCTCATCATACTTACACGAACCGCCTTCAGGAAGAGCATTCAATTTATTATTCTCAGTATAGAATACAGGGTCACTCACTGTAGCATATCCCATCTCATCAGGGTCAGTAACATATCCTTTTTCATCAGGCCTTATTCTTCTGCAAACTTTATCCATATCACCATCATTACGGTATACACGAAGTATTTTACCAGTATTCATTGTTTCAGCCTCACTACCCGGCATAACCGATGTAAATGTTTGCTGTGATGAGCACCAGTCAAGTAAATTCGGTGGTAGTTGATTAATAACTTCTTTTGCTGAATCAGTTAACCACCTTGTTGCATGAACCTGATAAGTTTCACCACTGACAGTAGTACTACTACTATCTGCATCAAATCCAGTTAAACCGTGTATTTCAGCTGCAAAATCCCAAGCCATTATGTACTCGCTACAAAGACCTCAACCTGTCCACTATTTGAACCGGGGTCTATTATAATACTTTCAAAATCTGTTAATGCTGTTACAATACTGGCAGCATCATCATCTGCATGAGCACCTTCATCTGGGGCTCCCATTAGAAAACTTCTTCCAGCCTCAAGTAAATGTGTTATTGATAAATCTGCTGCTGAGTTATTTTCACCAGAATCTAACTGCAACGAAACATTCACAGAATTAGAACTATCTAAATTTGTAATACGTATATATTTTACATTTTGTAAGTCTAAAGCACTGTCTGATGAAGCTGTAGTAGATTTAAAAACTAGTACAGTAGCATCATCATCCGCAGCAATAGTTACCATTTTTTTAGTTATATTTGCAATACTCGATATTTCAAATACTCGCCTAGAACCATAGTCTTGATTATCAAGAATAATATCTTCCTGTATCTTTACTTTAAGAGTGGCCATTATTTCTTCTTCCTTCTACGAGATTTTTTCTTTTTATAGGATACTTTCTTACCAGCTTTTTTTGCAGCTCTTTTAGCTGCCGCTTTCCCCTTTTTAGTATAAGGATAATGTTTCTTACCAACTCTTGGCATGATTTCTCCTATTCATTGCTTTGATATCTTCTTCTACAGTTGTAGCACTAAACTCGATATCAGTTCGTTTCCCAATCTCACTCATCATATATAAGTTTGTAGTAAACTTAGGTTCA